CTGTAGCGCGCCGCATAAATCGCGACGCTGAGCCAAATGGATTGTGACATCTTCCGGGGCCGGTTAAACCCCCTCTTAACCGGCCCGTATACTGCCCTTAAAAAAGCCCCGCCGGTTCGGCCTGAACGTCCCAACTGAAGATCAGCACTTCCCTGGCCTGTGAGCCCTTCCCACCGCCTACCGTGTAGCGGATATCGGTCGACTCGATGTGGTAGCCAGCGAAGACCCTGCGAACGTCTGGATGGTCGTTGAGGCTGATGATGGCCTTGCCCTGGATCTCCCCCAGCAAGGTGGCCATCTCCTCGTACTGCTCGATGCCGAAGTCGACGCCGTAGCCCTCGGTCTGCCAGTACGGCGGGTCCATGTAGAACAGCGTGTGCGGCCGGTCGTAGCGCCGGATGCATTCTTGCCAAGTCAGATGCTCGATGTAGGTGCTCGCCAGGCGCAGGTGGGCCGCTGACAAGGTCTCCTCCAGGCGCAGCAGGTTGAGGCCAGGCGGGGTGGTGGTGGCGGTGCCCCAGGACTGCCCTTCGATGCGAGCGCCGAACGCTGATTGCTGAAGGTAGTAGAACCTGGCAGCGCGCTGGATGTCCGTCAGCGTTTCCGGCCGGGTCATTTTCAGCCACTCGAAGACCTGCCGGCTGGAGAGTGCCCACTTGAACTGGCGGACAAACTCCTCCAGGTGGTTCTGAATGACCCGGTACAGGTTGACCAGGTCGCCGTTGACGTCGTTGAGCACCTCCACCTCGGCCGGTACCGGGCGCAGGAAGTACAAGGCGGCACCGCCGGCGAATGGCTCCACGTAGCACTGGTGGTCGGGCATCAGCGGGAAGATCCGGTCAGCCAGGCGGCGCTTGCCGCCCATCCAGGGAATGATTGGGGTGGCCACGAGTTGGCTCCTTGTCGGGCGTAGGTTCGGAGCTCGTGGCTCTCTGGGTATTGAGCATCCCGCAGCGCGGGCACTTGATTTGGAGGTATCGAAAGTCACTTGCGCTTGCCAGCTTGCGGTTGCAACGGTCGCACCTGATGTCTCGTGTCGTCATGTCAAGCCTTATCACGCTTATGCGTTTGGCCTAAACTACGCCCCGCTCGGTACCGGGCGGGGAGCCTTGGCCGGCTTGCAGACTAGTCCTGCTTGTTGGTGGCCATCGCCGGTGCTGCAACACCGACGCTGGTCGCTCCTCTTTCTTATCCCGAGACCGGGGTCATCGCCTTGAGCTTGTCTATATACCCTTGCGCCGTTGTCTCAATCTCGGCATCAAGCGCTTTCTTGACCGAGGCCTTGCCGGAGAGGCGCAGGTCGCGGATCTGCGAGAGTACGCCCTCCCAACTGGCCGCTGTCTGCTCGATCTCGACCGCGGCTTCTTCATGGGTGATGCCGGAGTAGTCGGCACCGGATTGGACCTCGGGCGGCACGGCGGTAGCGGGGCTGCCATCGGCGCGCCACTGTTGCACGGCTGTGAGTGCCTGGCGGTACTCCTCCTCGATGAGCTGGCCGGCCGAGACGTAGCGCATCCGGGCAGCGCCTGCAGCAGTGTCGATGGCGGTGAGCTGCCGAGCGCGACGATCAGCGGCGGGCTCGGGCGGGATCTCGACCCACGTCGGGTGGCCGTTGGCATCAGCACCTCGGCGGTATCCAGCGGGGGGATTGCCCTGGCCGTAGGTTGCATATTCTTCCTCGGTGACCTTTACAGCATCGGCGGGCCAAGTGCCGGTTGCCTCATAGGCTGCACGAAGGTCATCTGGGAAAAAGTTATTTGCTTGTGCGCTAAAGTTCATGGAAACCTCTCAGATGCCGATTGCGATATACCCGCTGGTTACTGGCGCTCTCGCCCCGGCGTGATCATAAGTATTAAGACTAAATGATGAAGCGGTCTCTTGTGTTTGCCCGCCGCTAATGCTTGCTCTACCTGCACCTCCACCAATGGAGGTGATAACGACGCGTAGGCATGCGCTTGGGAAGGCAATAGGAAAGTACGCTGTGACTGGCCCCGAGGATGACGAGATTTCGCTTCCCCATTGAACTATCAGGTGACGCAATTCGCCGGTCGTTTTGTCGCGGAAAGGGAGTGCAATGTAATCGCTAGTTCCAGCACCGCCCGCGCCAAGTACTCCCGCAATTAGGCTCGACGGCGATAGCGCAAGCATGTCATTCAAGTAATTCGCTGCCTCGGTGGGAGTGGCAAACTCCGCCATCCCTGGCTGGCTCTCCGACGCTACTGGCTCCGGCCGGCGCCATACGCTCGTGCCGTCACAAACGAGCGTGCGCCGGTCAGCGACGGCGATGTCGAGCGAAGCTGCGCCGTCGATCGTGTCAGTCCCGCCGGGAGTGACAGACACAGCATTCGCGCTGTTGTCGATACGCACTAAGTCATAGCGCAGCCCGCCGTTGTCGCTTGCCGCCGGCAGGTCAAGCGTTACGGCGCCATTCGTGGCATCGACAAGCACCAGTCCCGCTTCAGCAATGGTCAGCGCCTGCGTGGTACCACCGCTTACACCGGTCACGGTGGTGACGTTGCGAGCAGTCAGGCGTTGTATTGCCTCTGCAAGCTGATCCTCGATATTGACATCCGGCGCCACCCCGCCCGCCGACAGCACCGCCAGCAGCTCCCGCTGCAGCATATTGAAATAGGCTGACAGCATGGGGGTGGCTTTCTGGCCAGTAGCGGGGTTGCCCGCTTGCCATTCGCCGTCCGCCGTGACGCGGTCGGCCTCCGCATACGCTCCGATCTTTTCCACGGTTATGCCTCCTCCAGGTACCCAACTTGTAAGATCAACCATGCCGGGCGCGCCCCTCGCAGGGCACACTCGACCAATTCGTCACCCCAGCTGCGCAGCGGATCGCCGATTATGGCTTCGTCAATGACGGACTCACGCACCACGCCATTCGGGATCTGCGCCGTCCAGGTGGACTCCCAGTCCTGGCCATTCATGTCGTCGCCGATGACCGCGCCGGTGTGCCCGGTAGCAGTCTCGACTTCGACGGTTGCCTCTCTCGGCTCAATGATCTTTGTGCCGGGATACCCCAGGCCCTCGGCCAGGGCGATATAGTCGGCGGCACGCATACCGCCCTGGCCGATGATGCGGCCGATCAGCGCGACGACACGGTCAGCCTGGCTCTGGTCGGCAGGCGCACAATCGCCAGGCAGGCCATAGCTCGCTTCCCACTCGTCGAACAGGTAAAGCGCCTGGCGAGGATCGGCCTCGATCAGGAGCTGGCCGGCGCGAGAATCGACGCGGGCGAACTCCTGGGCCAGCCCAGCCAGCAGCTTCTGCCAGCGGCTCTCGGGATCGGTGGGCCAGGCCATTCCCGGCGGTGCCAGGGCGGCAAGCTGCGCCCGGTAGTCATCGACAGTTAAGCTGGCCATGTCACGCCTCCCCACGTGGGCAGTTCACCGGTCTGGTGGGTCACGTTGGCCGTCGGATCGGTCAGGTCGTAGTCGTCGACGCCACCGGCCGAGCTGATCGCGTGACGGATGCGGGTGATCAGTAGCGTGCCGCCGGGCTCACCCTCGCGCTCGACCAGATCCTGCAGGCTGCCGGATACGGCGGCGCGGATCTCGGCGGTATCCGGTACCACGCTGAGCTGGGGCGAGAACGGCACCGCGATCGGCGACTCGACATAGACGTGAGCCGTGACGTTCTTGCGCGTCTCGATATGCGCCTTGACGGCATCGAGGAGCTGCTGCGATGGCAGGGGGCCGTCTGCCGCATCGTCGGCCACGATATAGACCACCACCGTGCCCGGCCCCATGCCCAGCGGCACTTCCCACGCGCGCGTCACGCCCGGCACTTCCAGCGCCCAGCCTTCCCAGTCGCCGATGGCACCGCCGCGCGGTACCCGCGCCCGGCGTAGCAAGATGCGATCCCGCCAGCTGTCGAAGCTCTCCAGATCGGTACCACCGGCGATGCCATCGGCACCCACGGTGGCTTGCGAATTGACGCCGCCGATCGGCGAGACCAGGCTCACCGTGGCATCCGCTGCCAGGTCGCCATCGGCGCCGGCTTCTACGGCGGTAACCGTTGCCTCGGCGGTACCCGCAGCGATCTCGACCTCGGCATCGGTCGCGTATTCCGCACCGTCCTCGGACTGCACCAGGGTGCCGGCAACGATCACCGAGCCATCGGTGCCCTCGAAGATGACAGGGCCGGTTGACGCGGCGGGCTGTCTGCGCGGCACGCCGGCACTATGCAAGTGGAGCATGTCGTCGTCGCAGGTCTCCGGGAACAGCTGACGTTCCTGCCACTGAAGATAGCCATAGAGGCCATGGACCACGCCGCCCTCGGCGGTGGCCACCACACGGGTCAACCGCTTCTGCAGCGCGGCCTGGGCCTTGGGCAGGCGCGCCAGCACGTCCTGATCGACCCGTTCGATCAACTCCGGCAATGAAGGCCGTTTAAACGCCATCTAACCCTCCGTTATGCAGCGTTTCGCCACACGTAGTCATACTGCCGTTCCAGCGCCAGGCCGGTCGGACGATAGATTTGGATGCGCAGGCCCAGGGTGTCGCTGCGGATGTTCCATGCATCGACCACCACCTGCTTGGCGACACCGTCGTCGACCATCCATTGCAACGCCTCGCTGGCGTAGACCTTCGCTCGCCGCAGCACTTCATCCAGGGTCTTCTCCCGAGCGAGCAGCCATAGGCGAGAGCCGATCGGACGATCGCTGTAGGCGTCCGCCCACCAGCCCCGGCGATCGGAGGTGCCGTCCGGCAAGCGATCCTCCTCGAGCGCGCGCCGATCGGTGAACAGCGACAGGATGACTGCCGTTTCCAGCCCCTCGTCGGTCGCCAAGTCGCCGTCATCGATGGCCAGATCGAAGATCTCTTCCAGGGCGTCGAAACGCAGCGCGATATCCATCAGCTCATCCCCTGGCTAGGCTTGCTGGTCGTGCCACCGCTATCGCCGCCGTGATCGTGGACGTTGTAGGTGTCGCGCATCTCCTGCATCGAGCCGTTCTTGTCGGAGACGTCGCCGGCGACGTGCAGGTTGCCGTCCATATGAACGTCCGGACAGTTGACGAACTGGACCGGCTTGCCCACGCCGTCGATCACGATGCCGGCGCGGGTCAGGTGTACCCGCTGGCCCTGGTCGTCATAGATGGCCACCTCGCCCTTGGCGAGCGCCTTCAGGCGGTAGCGACGGTCGTCCACCGACAGCGCCACCAGGTGGGCGCGGGCACCGCCCACGGCGGCCACGATGGCCTCGGCGCCGGGGTGCGGGTGCGAGGTGAAGCCGTACTGCTGGAAGCGCTCGGCATAGGCCGGCTGGTCGCCCAGCAGCGTCACCTGGACGCTCTGCAACTTCAGCGAGTCGTCCACCAGCTTGAGCACGCCACGGCTGACCAGCAGGCGAATCCGCCGCCATACCGGCCCCATCAGCCGCTGCCAGGTGCGTCGTTGATCGGCCATCACCACCCCCAGCCCGCCGGCGTGTCGCTGCCGTTGCTCTCCGGCTCGGGCTCCGGCACCGGCACCGGCTCGAAGGCGGCCGGCGGGGCCACGCGCAGCTCAGCGCGACGGCCTTCCTCGCTCTCGATCAGCTGCACGTCGCTGACCAGCAGCGGCTCGTCCAGCCCCAGGTAGGCATCGAGCACGTGCACCAGGTCACCGGGACGCCACACGCCTTGCTCATGGCGCCAGGTGCCCACCGTGTAGGTCACGCCCCGGCCCTTGGCCCAGCGCATGCGCGCCTCAAGCTCGGCGCGGGCCTTGCAGTCGGCGCCATCCGCCGGGGTATCGCAGACGATCAGCGTGGTGCGCGGGGATCTCACGCGCGGGTCCAGGGCGCTGCCACGCGGGCCGGCCGCCTGCTCGCCGTTCCAGTCGTCGGTACCAGTGGTCTGGCCCTCGACGATGTACTCGTTGAAGCGGTCGCGGTCGCTGAACACGCCCGCGCCCTTGAGGATGTTTCCGCCCAGCTCCAGGCGCTTGCGGACCTCGCGCTGCACCGCGTGCACGATCACCAGGCGGCCCTCGGCGTCGCTGACGATGCGGGCGCCCCGGATCTGCGCCGCCCGCTCGATGGCCTCGGCGATCGGCTGGCCGTCCTCGAGCGCGAAGGCGCGGAACGGCTTGGCGGCGTTCACCGTGTCCACCACTTCGATGCCGTAGGGCTCGGCCAGCACCTGGGCGATCTGCACCAGGGTGCGGCCGTCGAAGCGCCGATCGGGGCCGCTGCAGTCCACTAGGTCGGCGGCCTTGCTGCGGCCGCTGGCCACGATGGTGTGGCTCTCGGCGTCGTAGTCCGGCAGCACCTCGTCCAGGTAGCCGGTCACCACCAGCTCGTCGCCCACATGCACCGTGCAGGGCTCGCCCGGCGTCACCGGGCGCACCTGGCCGGACTCGCTCCAGCGCTCGGTCAGCACTAGCTCGAAGCTGTCGGCGATCTGCTCTAGCGACAGGCGGATACGCACCTCTTGCCAGCCCTGGTGGCGCTGGCTGCCGATCTGCAGGACTACCGGGCTGCGTTCAGTCGGGTCGCGCTTACTCACTCAGCACCTCCAGCTCCATACCGCCGCGCAGCGCGCCGGGGTGCGGCACGTTGTTGCGCACGGCGATCTCGTCGGCGCGGGTGGCGTCGCCGTACAGGCGATGCGCCACCACCAACGCCGGCAGCGTGCGCTGCGGGGTGTAGGTGGTCATGCCGGGCAGGGCTACCGCGCGGGTGCGCAGATCCTCGGAGACGGCGGCGCGTAGCTTCACCAGGGCGCCATACACCTGGTCGCTGATCGGCTCGCTGGTCGTCGCGGCGTGGTCGATCAGGGCCAGGGTGTCGGCCCCGGCCGCCTCGGCGTCCTGGCGGCTTACCCAGTCGGTCTCGGCCACCAGGCGTGCCGCTGCAAGGGTCGCGCCACGGCCGTTCAGCTGGCGTGCCGCGATGGTGTTCTGGGCGCGCTGGATGCGCTCCGGGGTGTCCGCCACCGGCGGTGTCACGCTGTCGCCGCTGGTACCGGTATCGCGCAGAAGCCGAGCGGCTCGGCGCGGGGTGCCGGGGGTCAGCAGCACACGCCCGCCGCCACCGCTGTCGCGGTTGGCCAGCACGCTGTTACCGCTATAGAGGTCGAGGGCGTTGATCGGGCGCATCACGGCGTTGCGCAGGCGGTTGTAGCCGCCCAGCACGCTGTTACCGCTATAGAGGTCGAGGGCGTTGATCGGGCGCATCACGGCGTTGCGCAGGCGGTTGTAGCCGCCCAGCACGATGTCAGCGATGCCCGCGGGGGTGCGGATCGCCTCGGCCACCTCGGCGGCGATGCCACCCACCACCTGCTCGAGGCCGCCGACGATGGCCGCCAGGTCGCGCTCCACCGCCACCAATGACCAGCCCAGCAGGCCGTCGACGCTCCACTGATCGATGAAGTCCTCGAGCAGCGATGTCTCGAAGGCATCCGCCGCCTGATTCACCTCGCGGCGCGTGTCCAGGGTGGTGGCCGGGTACGCCTCGAGGCCGCTCTCCACGAACGTGACCTGGAAGGTGCAGACCCCGCCATTGCGGGTCGACTCGCTCCAGCGCACGTCGGTGGCCACCGCCGAAAAGCTCCCCAGGTAGGGATGCACCAGGGTGGCCGCGCCGGGCTCGTCCAGCGCCTCGATCAGGGCGTTGCGCTGCCGATCGTAGTCGTCGCCGGCGACGAAGAACGCCAGGCGCCACTCCTTCGGCTTGCGCCCCATGTCCTCGCTGTAAGGGCGGTCGCGGCGCGGATACTCGTGCACCAGCCAGCGGCGGCCGCCCTGGGTGTCGGCACGCTCCACATGGAAGGCCGCCCCGCGATAGCTTCCCGTTAGCTCGGGATCGATCCGATCACGCCAGCTCATGTGCTAAGCTCCGTTGGGTACGCTTGGAACTAATAAAGGGGACAGACCCATGAAGTCTTCGAACAAATGCGCGCTTGCAGCGGTCGCTGTCGGCGCAGTGCTCGCAGCTGGTAGCGCCTTCCTGCTGCCTGGCGCAAACCCCGTCATCTATCTCGTCGTGTTCGCAGTGGCTACCGGCGGCGCGTATCAAGCTGCGATGACCAATGCAGCCAGCAAGAAAGCTGTTGATGATCGATAGCTTCACGGCATCACCCCCAGCATCCCCGACTCCACATTGAAGTCCATGCCCCCGTTGCGCCGTGCCTCAGCCACGCGGGGGCGTCCCTCCGAATCCACCACGACGCGCAACTCGCCACCCACATCGACGCGGGCCTGGGCGGGCAACGGCGCCTGACGATCGCCACCTGCCGGCGCCCCTAGCGCCGGCGTGCCGGTCGGCTGTGGCGTCGCCTCGATACCCAAGCCATCCTTGACCCAGTCGGGCAGCCAGGCGGTCAGACCTTCGATCTTGCCGGAAAGCCAGTTGGTCAGGCCGTTCCACTCCTCGGCGATGCCGGCACGCAGGCTGTCGATCCAGGCCCGGCCGATATCGCCCAGCGAGAAGCCGGCGAAGATCCCGCGCAAGGCCTCGAAACGACCTTCCACCCAGGTGGGCAACGCCTCCCACGCACCTGCCACGCCATCCACCAGGGTGCCGATCCACTCGGCGGCGATGTCCGACAGCGGCCTTGCGCCGAACAGCTCGAAGACCTCGTCAATGGCCCGCAACAACAGCCCGGCCGGACTGAACGACAGGATGTCGCGCGTTACCGCCCCGATGCCCTGACCGAACCATGCCTGGATGCGATCCCATAGCTGCGTTACGCGCTCACGCACGCCACTGAACCACTCGGCCACCATCTCGCTCATCGGACGTGCACCGAAGGCCTCGAAGATGCCATCGATAGCGCGGACCACCAGTCCAGCTGGGCTCCACGACGCCAGGTCGCGCATGATTCCGCCGATGCCCTGACCGAACCACGCCTGGATGCCTTCCCACAGGTCGCCGAACCACGCGACGATGCCGTCCCAGTTGCGGTAGATCAGATAAGCCGCGCCGGCGATGGCAACCACAGCCGCAAGGAACCAGCCGACTGGGGTGGTGGCCAAGAGGATGCCGAAATTGATGATTGCCAACCCGGCAGTGGCAATGGAGCCGAGAAGGGAGATCGACATCACACCGGCCAACCACAACATCAAATTGCCGAAGCCACCCACCTCATCGGCCAGCCATGAAACGACGCGCCCAACCTGTTGAAGGCCACTCCAGAAGCTCCGAATACCTTCCAGGATGCGCTCGCTGATCGCCTCGCGGTTGGCGCTGGCCAGCTCGCGCATGCGCTCGATCCACTCGACGATTGCCGGCAGCAGCTCGCCGACGACCGTGGTCTGGATGCCGAACAGCGATTGACGCAGGTTGCCCATCTCGCGGTTGTACTCACGAGACTGCTCGATGGCCTCTTCGTCCAGGATGCCGCCGTTTTCGCGACCCAGGCGGATCAGCGCGTCCAGCTCCTCGCGGGTGGCGCCCAGCATGGCCACCATCTGCTCGCCACCCTGGCCGCCGAAGATCTCGTCGAAGATGCGCTGGCGGGCGGCCATGTTCTGGACCCGGCCCAGTCGATCGCGCACCAGGTCGAACAGCGCCTCGGTGCGGCCGCCGGTCTTGCGCAGCTCATCGATGCCGATGCCCAGCCGTCCGAACGCCTCAGCGGCAGGGCCACCGGCCGTCATCACGAACTCGTCGGCGCGCAGGCCCAGCTCCTTCAAGCCGTCGACCAGGGCGTCGTTCTGCACGCCGAACTGGCGCCCGGCGAACTGCCACTCCTGCAACCAGGTGGTACCCACGCCGAGCCGCTCGGCGCTCTCCTGGACGGCGGTACCGACATCGGTCACACCCGACACCAGGCGCTCCACGCCCCACACCGCCCCGGCGGCGAGCCCACCCATCACCAGGAACCTCTCGCCCAGCGCCCGCGCCTGGCCCACCACGCCGCCCATGGCAGAGCCCACACGCCGCGCCGCACCGGCCAGACGATCCAGCCCGGCACGACGGCCAAGGCCAGACAGCGTCTGCTGGATACGGCGGACCGGGCGTGTCACCCGATCCACCAGCTCCATGATGATGCTGGTCGTCATGTTAGCCATGGTGTTTCAGCTCCTCGGCGAGGGTTTCGGCCTGGTGGTACCACCACACCAGGTCGTCGATCTCCATCTCCAGCAGGTCCACCGGATTGAAGCCGGTGAACATCACCGCGACCGCGCGAGTCAGCGCCGCCCAGTCTTGCGGCGCTTGGGCAAAAAAGGCTCCACCGCCAGCAGGCATAGGTCCACATCGCGAGCATCCAGCTCATCCACGGCGTGGGTAGGCAGCCCGGAAAGTGCCGCCAGCAGCGCCAGGCCCTGCCCGACATGGCCGCTGGCCTGGTCCATCTTCTTCAGGTGTTTGCCCTTGATCTTTTTGGGCAGGCGCAGAGTCTCGACGGTACGCTCGCCGTCGAGCTTGCTGGCCACGTAGCTCAGCGGCTCGACCAGAGTGATCACCAGGGCATCGCCCTGGTCGTCGATACGCGCCTTCTCTTCCTCGGTCAGCTCGATGTGATCGAGCTGGTCGTCCAGATCGTAGGTGTTGTCTTCCATCGCTTAGATCCTCTCGCAGGTGCGGGCGGCCATGTTCAGGCGGAAGGTGCCTTCGCCGCTGTTGAGTTCCTGGGTTTCGGTGACGAAAGCGCCGGTCAGCATGTAGTCCTGGCCGTTGTCGCACTCGAACAGCACCGTGGCATTGCGGATCTTGTTCAGCTCGATCAGGTCCAGATCCTCGGCATGCAGCACGGTGCACTGCAGGGTCGGCGCCACCGGCTCCTCGTTGTGGTAGACGCGCTTGCCGGCCATTTTGGTGGTGCGGTTGACACCGCCGGGGTTGAGCGTGGCGCCGCGCTCGCTGGGGATCTCCTGGCCATCCACGCGGATGGTGACAATCCCGGTGATCTTTCCGCTCATGGGGCTTTGCCCTCCTGTTAACGGATGGTTAACCGGCGCTTATCAGCGCCGGAACTGGGTCTGCTGGGCGTGGACGCGGTACTGACCGATCAACATCGGGCTGTCGATGATATTCAGTCGGCTCGGGTCATTCGGATCGATGTTCGCCTGCAGGCTCTCGGCATAGCCGGGGTAGTCTCGCGTCCAGCCGTAGGCGCCCATGAAGGTCAGGCGGTACAGGTTGAGCAGCTCGGCGCGGGCCACCTTGGGCGTCATGATCGGCTGGCTGGGATCGTAGAAGTCGCGATCCTCGTCGGCGGCCAGTTTGTGCCTGGGGTACTTCTGGGCGAACGTGCTGATCTGCTCGAAGCGGATGCGCTCCAGCGTCTCCGGCGTGTTGATGTCCAGGTAGCTGTCGTCGGCGACGCCGGCACTGTTGGTCTGGTAGGTGGTGATCTGGCGCTCGATCTGCACCGTGCCGTCACGCGCGACGGTATAAGTGGCGATGCCGTCGTACAGCAGCAGGTTACGCTCGCCGTCGTCCCACCGATCGCGCTCGCTGGGGGCAATCAGGCCGGGCAGAGCCAACGTCTGCAGCGGACGGGCCGGATCGATGGCCAGGGCGGCGGCGGCAACGATCGAATCGGTCGCGGCCCACAACCAGGTCGGGCTCGGCGCCAGGTTGGTCCCCATGATGGTCACGTGCGGCGAGTTGCGGCCGTTGCCCAGCGTCGAGGTCTCGCTGTGCGTCCCCCGGAAAGCGGCGAAGGCGCGGCCACCGATCTGGCGCATCGGGCCGTAACGATCGGCCAGCTCCGCATCCATGGCGTCCAGGCTGGTGGTGTCGGTATAGGGCAGGCAGATCCAGTTCCACCACTCATCGCCCATGGCGGCAAAGGCCGCATCCAGCGCGGGATTGGCCGCACCGCCCGAGAAGGCACCGTAGGTGAGTGTCAGCCCGGCAGGCCGCTTCTCGCCCTTGACGCTGTCACGCAGGTCGATGTCATTGCCGGTCACGCCGCCCCAGCGACAGGTCAGGTTGACCTGGGTCGTCGTCACGCCATCGACGGCGGCAGTCACCGGCACCCGGTCATCGGCGTTGATCGCATCGGCAATGGCCTGCGCCACGACGCCCGCCGCATCGCCGGCAGCGAGCTCCACCCATAGGCGGTACCCGGCGACATACAGCGCCAGCGGCCGCGTCTCGGACGGGCCAACCGTCACGTTGATGGTGCCGCCCGCCTTGACCGCCGCGGCGGCATCATCCAGGGCGATCGCCCAGGTCTCGGTATAGATGTCGACGCCCTTGATGGCGCGCATCATCTCGGCCAGCATGCTGCCCCGGCCGTAGAATTCGTCGGCCTGCTCGGGATTGGTCACACGCTCCAGGCTGCCGGCGGCCTTGGTGCCGCTCGCCAGGCGTTGACCGATCACCAGCAGCTTGCCGGCGAATACGCTATTGCCGGCCAGGCGGTTGTCGAACTCGATGTACCAGCCCGGCACGCGTAGCGCAGCGGGGATCTGATTGAACACGGTTGAGCTTACGGTCATCAGTCAGCTTCCTTCTCGTCAGCGGCAGGCGCGACAGGCTTTGCCTTGGGTTTCTTGGGTGGCTCGGCCTTGACGACCGATTCCTCCGCCAGGCGGCGTGCCCAGTAGCGGTTCCATTCCACCCAGTCGCCCTCGTCGGGTAGTGGGCGGCCGTTGCGCGGATGGCGCACCACCAAGCCCTCGCGGGCCGGTTTTACGAAGCGTTTGTCTTGCACGACTGTCACTCCTACGTGGGAATATCGGTGTAGCTCTCGGTGTCCGGGCCATCGCCGACGTGGTGGGTGCCGCTGTAGATGGCGAAGTTGGCCAGCTCGGCGATGTCGCGCGGGGCCGGGAATGCCATCTCCAGACCGAACGTCATCTCGTACACCGCCACGCCCTTGCGCTGGGCACTGGCCGGGGTCAGCACGCGCAGCCCCTGGAACATCAGCGTGCCCAGCTTCGCCGCCGGCTGGCCGGCCAGGGTCGGCACCACCCGCTCGACGATCTCGTACGCGCCGATCTGGTGGCTGTTGCCGATCTGCCGCTCGCGGGTGCCGCTGGCGTGGCTGGTGACCGCATAGACCAGGAAGCGCGCGTCGAGACGGTTGCCCCGCGCGCCCTTGCCCGGCTGACCGCCGTCGAAGTACACCCACACACCAGGCGTGCGACGAAACGCCAGGGTCAGGGCGTCCTGGTCCCAGGGGCCGGGCAGGATCTCCACGGTCTTCACCGTCTGTCCCAGCACGCCCTGGCAGGCGCTGACGATGGCGTCTTCGGCTTCAGCGATCATCAGTAGCCCCGCAGCGTGTCGTCATTGAAGGTGCTGCCCTGGGCCTTGACCGTCTGGGGCGCGCCTGCCGCCGGGGGTGGCGTCGCCTGGGGCAGGTTGATCCTGCCGTCGGCGATCCGCTCCAGCTTGCGCACGGCGTCCTCGTAGCGCTGGCGTGCCTGTTCGGTGCTCACCCCCTTCTGCAGGCGGAAGCGGGCGATGTCGGTGCACAGCAGCGAGAGCAGCGGCGCCGCGTCGGTGACCGGCAGGCGGTAGCGGGACGCCAGGTAGCCGTCGATCTCGGCCGTCGCATCCTCCAGGGCACGCTCGGCCACGGCGGTGTCGATCAGTCCGGTGTGCTCCAGGTCGGTCAGCTCGATGATCTCCACCTCACCGAAGCGATCGACCATGTCGGCTACGCTGGCGTACATCGCTTACTCCTTCGCCTTGGTGGACTTGCTGGCGGTCTTGCGCGGCGCCCGCTTGGCTTCCGGATCCGGCACTGCCTCAGCCCCTTGTTCCTCCGCAGCGCTCTCGCCGTCCTGCTCGGGGGTGGCGTCATCGGCATTGGCCTGGACCGGTTCGCTGGCCGCTTGCGACTCGGTCTCTCCATCGCCGGCTTGCGTCTTTCCATCGCCCTGGTCGGCCTTACCATCAGCAGCTTCGGGCTTACCGATCACGCCACGCCGCGCCAGGCGCTCGATGTCGGCTTTGTCCTTGTCGGTGTCCAGCTCGACCTCGGCCGGGGGATGCATACGCTGGCCGTTGTGGCGCAGTGGTTGCAGTAGTGGGTACTTCATGGCTCACCTCGTTTGATGAACGGCCCGCCCAGGCAGGCCGTTCATGGATGGACGGGCACCGGTTATGCCGTGAGGTCTTGGATCAGGAATCCGCTCTCGATACCCGACAGCACCGGGGCGCGCTCGTAGGTCACCGGGTAGATCCAGCTCTTGGCGGGGCGCTCGTTGTAGGCTTCCTCGACCAGCGGGTGGCCTTCGAGGGTGTAGGTGTAGCCAAACGACGGTGCGCGGCGGGAGCTGATCTGCTCGGGCACGTAGGCCAGCACGGCCGAATCGCCCCATACGTCCACCATCTGGCTGGAGCCCTCGTTCATGTACACCGCCTCGCCGACCACGATGCGGCGCAGGTTGAACAGGCGGGCCAGCATCTCGGCGGTGATCGAGTCCGAGCCGGTGTACTTGAAGCGCTCGATGATCTTCGGATGCTCGCACAGCGCATTGAAGCCGCTGGCGGAGACCTCCATCACGTTGGGACGGATGCCGACGATCGAGCGCACCGCCTCGCGGTATTCGCGGACCTGCTTGGCGGGATCGGAGCCGGGATCGCTCCACTGGCTGGTACCGGCCAGCGTGTCCTTGTTGTTGACGCCGTAGTTGGCCGGGTTAGTGGCCAGCTCGGCCTGCTCGATCTCGAGCGCGAGCGAGAGGATATCCATCACCTCGTTGGTGGCCTCGGTACCCAGGTCGATGCCCGGCACCTGGTTGGCGTCCTGCATGTGCTCCCAAGGGACCTGGCCCTCGAGGGCGTCCTGAGTCAGCGCAAAGGGCTTGCCCTCGTAGCCGAACTGCAGGCGCTTGGTGTTGGCTCCCGGCGCGCGGCGCGTCTTGTAGCGCTTGAAGCTGTCGCGGCCGAACTCGATGATCTGGCCGCCGCGATGCTTGACCGGCACGCGCGGGAACAGGGCGAAACCGACTCGCTCGGGGTGGGTATAGCCCTGGGCGAGGTTGGAGAGGATCGGGTCGATCACCCGGACCTGGCGATTGTTCATGGTCATCGTTTAATGACTCCTTGAATGACGGTTACCCGCCGCTTAGCGGCGCAGCAGCACTTCGATGAATTCGCCGGCAGCCGCCGCCGACTCCAATGCATCGGCGAAGACGTACTCGGGCATTTCGCCGCCGGCGAGAATCGCGCCATTGGCCGCCGTAGAGGCGACGCCCGTCGCGCCGGACGGGATGTTGATCTCTCCCGTGGTGGGGATGGCGCGCCCCTGGGCGTCGATGATCAGGCCGTCGCCCACGCTGATGGCGGCACCCGCCTCGATAATGGTGGTGCCCACCATATCCACGCCGATGTCGTCGCCATCCACGGCCTTGACGGTCGCCACGCCGGCCACCTTCTGGCCCTGCACGGTGGCCTGTGCCCCATCGAAGCCGACCGCCCGAAACTGGCTGATTGCCCCGAGCGCGGTGAGCGTCCCGGTCAGCACACTAATCTTCTGGCTCATGCCTGGTGTCCTCCGCGTTGCACGGCGCGGATCGCCGTGACGTAGTCACAGTTGTTCTTTTCCTGGTAAGCGAGCGCCTGGCCATGCACGCGCGCCTTGTCGGGGTCGACGTGATAGCCATCCGGGGCGGCATACACCTGGTCGTCGCCGGCATCGCCAGCGGCGCCGCGCTCGGCGTAGTCCACCGCCACGGGCAGTTCCTTCAGGAACTCCTCGAGGAAGGCGCGGCCGGTGGTCTTGGTCGCGTCCTTACCCTCGCCGAACTCCAATGCGCCCTCGGCGTCCTGGTTGGCCATGAAGGCGACCAGGCCGTCGCGGTGCTTGGGCAGGATGCGGCCTTGCTTGACCAGGTCGTCGACCAGCGTGGCGCTAGCCTCGGCGCGATGCTTCTGCTCGCGCTCGGCGAACTCGGCTTCCTGCTGTTTGATGCGCGCCTCGCGGGCCTCGGCCTCTTTCTCGCGGCGCTCCAATTCTTGCTTGTCCACGTCGGTCACCTCCGGGGTGGGCTTGGGTTGTGGCTGGTCGGCCTTGGCGGCCGGTTCGCTGAAGGCAGAGGACTTGTCCTCCATGTGCTCGATGCCCCAGTCAGGCAACACCTTGTCGGCGGTCTCGATGCCTTTCTCACCGATCATCCACTCGCGCAGCCCCCGAAAGAGGCGCTGCACCATGCTGGCGTTGACCTCGCCGAACTCCAGCTCGACGACATCGCTGTCGCCGTCGGCGAACTCGATCTGCTTCAGGCCCTTGATGGCCGGGGGCTGGGCGCCCAGGAAGCCGACATGGCGCAGGTAGTACACGCCGGGCTTGGGATTGGCGGGGGAATCGGGGCGGTAGAAGCTCGCGCTGACTTTCTTGAAGCGGCCGGAGGCCAGCATCTCGGCGAACTGCGGCTCGACCTGGTCGGGCTCGGCGGTCAGCGTCTCGCCGTAGGCCAGCGACTTGACCCAGCCGTAGGCCGGGTGATCGTGCTTGGGGTGGCCCACGACGATGGGGGCTTCATGGAGCTGGGGATCGTAGGCGGCAGCGCTGTCGCGCAGCTGCTGCTCGCTGAACCCGAACGTTTCGCCGGACATCGCGGTATGCCGTCCGGGCTTGAAAATCTCGATGCGCTGCATGTCGGCCTCCGGTGTTGTGGAGGCCAGTATCGAAACCCAGCGGCGCGGCGGTAAGGCGAACGACTTCAGCGGATGGTGCGGGGAGGGAAGAAAGGGACTGGGATAGTGTGCCGAATGGCGGGGCGGCCGTCCATGGCCTGGCTGATTATAGAATCCTTCTGTAAGGCTCTGTGAGCCTCGCAACCGCTCGGGCAGTACCTTGGGTCATCTTTTGGGAGAAAATCGCTCTCCGGTGTTTAAACCCTGTTTAATTTTGATGTTCAGCAGTCGTCTACACGAAAAATTGCGATGGGTCGCGGAATCCGAAAAGTGCCAAGGCCATGTACAGGCGCAGATTGGTGGCCGACAGGTCGCCGCCACGCTCGATCTTGGCGGCCACCGCCTTCATGTCGCTCAGCAGAATCTCCTTTTCCCACACCGCCCGGCGAATGCCGAACGACTCGATGAACTCGAAGTCCAGCTGGCACTGCTCGATGGAGCGCTCAGCGGGACGCCTCGGGTTGATCGGGGTCCATGTCGGCTCGTCGGTCCACAGCTCCGGGCGCGGCATCACTGGTAGGTCCAGCGTGTAGGCGTACATGGCCTCGAAGATACGCCGCTGCTGATCAGTCAAGGACGAAGCAGGCATCCCCAAGAATACTCGCAGTCCGTCCGCTTCGGTGACTCCGATCTGTCGCGCGAAGTTGCTGGCACTACCCTGGCCGCTGTAAAGCATGCGAGCAAAGTTGTCGATAAACATCAGGCGCTGCTGGTCGCTCAGAGCTTCGGCCTTGAGTGCGGTGAGTGTGCTTTTCATGGCGTCATCTCCCGGCAGTTAAACGTAGGCGTGCTGGACGATACGCTCCAGGCGCTCTGCAACGCGCTCCAGGCGATCGGCCAGGCGATCCTCGGCATAAGCCTCGGTACGTGATTCGGCGCTGTTGAGGATCTCGGCGATCTCCTGGATCAGGTGATCCTTACCGCACGAGCGCACCGGTACCGGGAAAGGAATGATGTTGGACTGGTCGAGAGTAGTGTGTGAATAAGCCATTTCGGCCTCCTGTACTTTGCTAAGTTCGAGAGGGCGCCGGGTGGTTAGCAGCTGTACAGGACAGCCC